GTGTCCAACGAATATTCGCTATCAGACGTACTGGAAAGGATTTACGAAAATCAGGTCGCTTTAGAGGCAGCTGTGATGGAGCTGACTTTGCTGGTGGAACGACAAAATGCAGGTGAAGTCGGTGAAAACATTCGCGGGGCACTGATGACAATTGGCGAAAATGCCGGGTACATCAAACAAGGCTTGGCTCGCCTCAAAGGAGCAGAGTCGTGAACCCACAAGCGAACTGAGTCAACCTGTGCAAACCCGTGTGGGCGCTCCAGGCCTTACTGGACGTGGGCCGCATCGAATTTTTTCCATTTCAAAGGATATGGCCGAGGTCCAAGAAAAAGACCAAGCCCGAAATGGAAAACCCGCTTTCAATGGACATTATCCCGGACCGTATCCAATAGGGCCGGGCCCCACAGAAAGCGCACCTTGTAACCCGGCGTCCAGGCGAGTTTGAAAACGACCTTCATTTCCTTTCAAAACTTTGCAAATCGTGCAATGGCCAAACACGTCCCAACCTCCCCAGCCGGCCTGGATGGAGGTATCACTTGCACTCCCCTCGCCCTTTCACAAAAAAGTGACACATAGCCCGTCGGCGGGAGGGGGATAAGTGCTTTTCCTTGAGTTTTTTTCTCTCAGTCTGGCTTTTCTGTGGGAGCCGACACTTCGTCTAGGGGCAGGATCAACTGTGGCCCCTGGCTCCTGACATTCCCCACCGCTCGGCTTACCGGAAACCACTCGAAAGCCTCCGTTGGGGTGCACTGGGTCCTGGCGATTTCTTCTGCCATTCGGGGGCTTAGGTCGAGATTCAGCCACTCGCGGGCTAAGGAAGGGGACAGCACCAGGGGTCTACGGTCATGGATATCAACCATGCCCGCATCGCTGGCGGCGGTGACAATCACATACCCGTCCTGGTCGTTTGGCTCCAGGCCGGGAGTGACCTGCGCAAGCGCACCGAAAAACATGGGGGCTTGGCTTTTGAGGCGTATGAAGTACGGCTGCTTTTTCTTTGGATCATCCGGGTCCTTGACCCATTCGAACCAACCATTTGCAGGGGCAATCGCTCGGCCATTCGGCCAAAGCTGTTTAAAAAATTTCCCAGTCGTAACCGTTTCCACTCTCGCGTTTATAGGGTCCGGCCGTTTCCCTTTTGCCCAGAAAGGAGACCATCCCCACCGCACCTTATCGACGCTGAGGCCATCATTCGTCGGACGGATGATTTCTACCTTGGTGGTGGGCGCGACGTTGTATCGATCGATGGCCCACAGGTCATAACCGTTGATTACCAATTGCTGTGGTGCCAGCTCTCTAAGGTAATGCTCCATCGGTTCGTAGATCGAATAGCGTCCACACATGGATGTCACCCGTCGAAATTTCCTATACACCAATTGACCACCTGTACAACGCAGAGTTTACTGTATGTGCATACAGTAAACTTTCCTACCAGGTCACTATCATGAGTGTCAGAATTCTAGGCCCGCTATCGGAGGGCGGCGCCTCAATCCCCCTCTACTCGTTCAGGATACCGGCGGGCTTTCCCTCGCCGGCTGCAGATCACATCGAAAAGCATATATCCCTCGACGAGCTGTTCGAGATCCGCGCCCCTCACGTCTACCTGGCAAAGATTGAGGGCGACAGCATGCAAGGCGCAGGAATATTTTGTGGGGACCTGGTCGTGGTCAATCGCAGCCTGAACGCAGAGCATGGCGACATCGTCATAGCCGGCCTCAATTCAGAACCTATCTGCAAGCGCCTGCACATGCGTGACAACACGATCATTCTCCTGTCGGCCAATAGCAAATATCCGCCCCGGCATGTGATGGAAGGCGATGAGCTGATTATTTGGGGAGTAGTGACCTACAGCGTGCGTGACCATGGCAAGCCGTGACCAGGTCTTTGCGTTGATCGATTGCAACAGCTTCTACGCGAGCTGTGAGCGTGTATTCAGGCCTGACCTGGCAAAAACCCCCATTGTTGTCTTGAGCAACAACGACGGTTGCGTCATCGCCCGAAGCTACGACGCCAAGCCGTTCGTTAAGATGGGAGCCCCGTACTTTCAGATTAAGGACACCCTTCGCCGGAACGGCGTCGCGGTTTTCAGTAGCAATTACGCGCTGTACGGCGACATGAGCGAAAGGGTGATGACAATCATCGAGTCGATGGTGCCCGCCGTCGAGATTTACAGCATCGACGAAGCCTTTGCAGACCTGTCGGGCATTTCCGGTGACCTGACCAGCTTTGGCCGATCGATACGCGCTGCAGTCTACAAAGGAACAGGCATTCCGGTGGGCGTAGGCATCGCGCCGACTAAGACCCTGGCCAAGCTCGCCAACCACACCGCGAAGCGCCTGCAGGCGCATACAGGCGGCGTGGTTGATATATGCGATCAGGTCAAACGCGATTGGGTATTACGCAATACCGACGTTGCGGAGGTCTGGGGCGTAGGTCGCCGAATGAAAGCGCACCTGGACGCCCTGCAGATCAAGACAGCAATGGACCTCGCCAAGGCCGACCCATGGATGCTGAGGCAGAAATTCAGTGTCGTCATCGAAAAAACTGCCAGGGAGCTGGCTGGAACCTCTTGCCTGGAGCTATCCGAGACAGAGCCGCCAAAGCAGGAGATCTGCAGCGGCCGCATGTTCGGCAAGCGTCTGACGACTATTGAGCCTATCAAAGAAGCTGTGGCGACCTATGTGGCGCGGGCTTCTGAAAAGCTCAGGGGGCAAAACTCATTGTGCAAAAAAATCCGTGTCAGCATCCGAACAGGCATGTTCAACCCCGAGGAGGCGAAGTATGCCAACGGCGCTCTGGTCGAGCTGCCCTATCCTACGAACGACGTGCGCCTGCTGACAAAGGCTGCGTCGGAAGCGGTAGATCGGCTGTTTAGGCAAGGATTCAAGTACAGCAAGGCTGAAGTCTTGCTGATGGATCTGACGCAGCCAGGGGAGTTTACAGACGATCTTTTCGCCCAAAGCCAACCTGTGGCTGCAGAGAAGGTCATGGAAGTGTTGGATCAAATCAATCAACGGTGGGGGCGCGGGACGCTGAGAACTGGCGGCGTCCCGTCATGCCCAGACTGGGGCATGCGGCGGGAGATGATGAGTCAGAGCTTCACCACCAGACTGGATCAACTGTGGATCGTCAAAAGCTGATAAAGGCAGATGGCCACTTTTCAGCTAAGGTTCGTGATACCGGACGAGGACCGGTACGTAGCGCCACGTCACGAAAAGGAAGCCGTCAATGCAACACGAGAAATGCTACATGTGTGATGAACCCGCAACTTCGGTGGAACATGTTCCACCGAAGTGCATATTTCCTGAATATAAAGATACGAAGCAACATTTGAGGCAGAACTTAATAACCGTTCCATCATGTGACATTCACAACGCAAATAAAAGCAAGGATGACGAATTTCTAATGGTTAGTCTTGCCGGTATTATTGGTAATAACTCAATAGGTTACGAGCATTACCATGGGAAAATACAAAGAACTTTAAAGCGGTCCTCGCACAGGCTGTTAGACAAGGTTTTTTTGAATAAATCAACAATCCGTCTCGGTGATGAAAACAAGTTTCTGGATATCATCTATGGCAAACCTGACTACCAGAGGCTCGTAGATTGCTTCACTCATATCGGTTACGGAATCTATAGGCACCACTTTCAGGCATCTTTTGCTGGGAAAATGAAGGTTTTCTTAGGTTTTTTGCACTCTGCAAACAAAAACCATCGCACCTTTAAACAGTTCATAGCTCATAGAGCCCAAATGGACCTCCAAGAACGACACGGACAAAATCCTGAGGTCTTTTACTATCAATTAGCTGCGCCTGATAAGTTCGGAATCTCGTTGATTCATCTTTGTTTTTACGAGAACGTAAAAATCTATATATCGCTGATGCCTGAAGGGTGTGAGCCACCGTTTGACCTGGGAATGGAGCTGATCAAAGGCGGATTTGAAACAATTGTAGAAATTGAAGGGAAACAATACAAATTCAATGAACCCGCCAGCCAACATTAAGAGGTCATCGTGGTGAACTGGGACGTCGATCTAGTAAATTTGATAGAACTTTCCTATCACGTTATGCAGAGCAAAAATGGACAAGCGATTCCAGAGGGAAGCGAGTGGAAAAACGATGCTCAGGTGATTGGGACAAAGATTTTTAGGCATGTAGTTTCGGCGCAGCAAATTGGTGCGGGAGTGGCATTAGACTTTGGAGAGAGTCGGAAGTTTGTTCATATTGATCATCCTTCTGTGGCTGTGATAGTTAGAGCCGCAGTGGAGGCGTTTCTTACTTTTAACTATATATTTGCTAATGATGATGATGCGATTAGCATTTACAGGCATAAGCTCTGGAAGCGTTCAGGATTAATCGATAGGGGGAAGCATGCCGCGTACACCCCCGAGAGTAAAGAAATTCAAAGGCTTGAGGCGTTAGAGAGCGAAAAACTATTAAGCGAAATACAAAGCAGCGAGTTCTATAAACTAGGAAACAGGGACTCGCGAAAGAAAATTGATAGCGGAGAATGGAAACCTATTGGCGGATGGTACGCTATCACAAAAGATAGCAATATCCATCAAGAATATTTTAATAGTATCTACAATCACTTAAGCGGCCACTCCCATGCCAGCTACATTAGCATTCTTCAAATAAGAGATGCCAATGATAAGTTTGAAGATCAAAAAATGCTAGCTGATAGCAGTCGACAAATGCTATGCCTAATTCTTGCTCACTTTCTTTTTTCATATGTGAAAGTTTTTCCAGAGTCGCGAAAAATACTGGAGCAAGACAGCCGGCTCTATGAAGCTGCCGAAACCTGGCACATACAAAAAGAAGAAGTTAAGTTTATATACAGTTAGTTGTTAGCATGTTTCTCAATAAACAATAGGCTTTAGCCGTGTTCCAAGCGAGCGAGTGGTTGCCGCATAAGAAGTGAAAGCACTTGCGTTATCAGGGGGCGGGGTTGATCCATGTTTATGCGCAGCGAGAGTCATGCTCATTTGCTCTGTGATATCAATTAGTTCGCTGAGAATATGCAGCACATTCTCTGTTTCAGAACCCAGCCAGGTTTTCGGTGCAGACAGCCGTTGCCCTACTAGAGCAACGCTTCTCCGAAGGCCTTGAATCTGCTCCTGCATATCGCCGCCTACCGTCGTGTTGAGCTTCTGTCCGACCACCAGGTTCAGGTCCCGGCCGGTGGCCTGATGTAGATCATCTACCGCCGCCAGGCTCGCGGACCCGCCCGACAGCAGTTTGAGCGCGCCCAGCGCCTCGATCGTCTTCACACCACCCACGGACTCGCTTGAATGGTCGTCCACCGTCCTGGTGTGGCTCTGGAACTGCTCGCGGTTTTCCAGGGCTTCGACTTCCCGCTCAATCGCTTTGTCCTGGATCTTGCCATCCGTCTGGCGCAGCCAGTTGCCATCGGCGTCTACGCGCTGTTGCGCCGCCTCGCTGTGCTGCCAGACCTGATCGCCTTTCGGCACCTTCGGCATGCTCAGGCCGTGCGGGAGGATCGTCTGGATGTAGGGCTTGTTCGGCAGGCCATAGGCGAAGCACACCACGACCTGGGTGCCTTCCTCCGGAAACGCATAGATCCCCATTTCCTCGCCACCGGTGGGCAGCGGCAACGGAACGCCGGTGAGCTGGGGTAGGAGCGGATCCGGCTCGCCGTCCGGGCCCAGGACTTCGATGTCCACGGCATAGCGCGGCCGAAAGTCGTCGCAGATCCCGGCGCCGGCCGGTGCGTCGGCCACGGCGATAACCCGGGCGAAGCGCGGCAGGTGGTAACCGCCGGTGAGTTCAGGGAATTGCCGTTCTACGCTGCGGCGGATTGCGTCTTCCATCGGATGGCCATCTGGTCATTGGCGAGTGCCACGCTGGTGACGCGCTCGCCGGCATTGATCGTTGCACCTGGTCGTAACCCAGGAAGGGCCGCGACCATGGCGCTCTGGTTGCCCTGGTAGCCGTCGAACAGCTCCGTAGGGATTTGCAGCGGTGCCCGGACTCCGAAAAAACTGTCGGCCCAACTGCCCACGAACACTTCACCATTGCCCTGTTGGTGCCAGGTGAAGTCGGGGATCCCGAACACTCGGGCCAAACTGTCCATCGCCTGATACCCGGCGGCCAGGCTGTAGAAATACGGCGCCTTGACGCCGGCGTATGGCCGATCGGGAACCCGAAAGCGCAGGCCGGTCTGCTGGCTGATCTCGGCCAGCACGGCGCGCAGGTCAACATGGCGCAGGTTCATCGGCAGTGGGTTGGCCAACACCGCGGCCAGCTCCCGGCAGAACAGCACCTGCTCCACCGCGTTGGCGGCGGTGCAACGCTCGACGTAGCCGATGAAGTGGCGTTGCAGCGTGCCCTGGTTGTAGCCGATATCCAGCGTCACCAGGCCTTTGAGCGGGACGCTGGATTGCACCGTGAAGTTCGCCCGCCCCGGGCTGGTGGCGTCCAGGCGAACGTCCTCCTTGACCAGGGCGATTGGCGCGCCGTTGATGGCCAACACCTTGTGCAGCTTCAATTTGGCTCACTCCCGCCCAACCACCTGTCCACCCGGCCCAGGACCTTTTCGAAGCCACTCAGCGCAGGGTTGTCGCCCGATGCGCCACCGCCATCTCCTACCGCGCTCCCTGGCGCCCCTTGGGCGTCGACCTTGTTACTGGCGCGCCGGCCTTCGACTTTCTCCGGATTGGACTCGCGCTCGCTCAGCGTGAACTGGACCAGCCAGGCCTTGAGGCTGTCCGCCTCCCGGGCGCTGACGCCTTCGGAGAATTCCACCTGGCGCACGCCGAAGGCCTCGGCCGTATCGTTGACGATCCGGTACAGGTGCAGCTGGCCGCCGCCGGCCGTGGCTTCGGCCAGGCGCATCAGCTCGGTCAGTTGAACCCGGTCGACGAAAGGGATCATCAGCGAAACGGTCAACGTCTTGGGCTTAAAGCCCTTGTGCGCCTTGTCGGTGTTGCTGGTCTGCCCCGACATGTCCCCGCTTTCGATACGCAGGTTGGCCGTGACCTTGAGGTTCTTCCCCTGGACTTTCTGTCCGTCTAGCAACAGCGTCATAGGCCCACCAGCTCCTGGACAAAACTCAATCCTGCTTTGCTGCCCACCAGCAACAGGCCGGCACACTGAACCCATTCATGCCCTGGAGCGTCGCCGGCGAGTAGTTGGCGGCGCAGTTCGCTGCTGTTGCCTGGGCCGATCAAACGCGCCCGCATGCTGATGTCCGGGTTACCACCGGCCAACAACCCTTTGAGGTCGCTCAACTGCTGATCGCGGCCCTGCTGCTGGGCGCCTTTGCGAGCGGCCAGTGCAGCCAGATCGCCCAAGGGCGAACTGTCAGCGGCATAGCCCTCCAGGACGGCCAACTGGCCTGCCATGGATTGCTTGGCGGCCTTGACCACCGTGCAGCGCTCCAGGGGCAGCGCTTGCCAGCGCGGCAGCGGGCCCGGGTTGGGGATCTCCCATTTTTCACTTTCCAGCTTCACCAGGTGTTGCGCCCGGCGCTCGGTGCGCACCAGGTCGGGAATCGGTAGCAAGGCGTTGAACCGCGATAAACCGCTGGCCAACTGTTCCAGACGCGTGCCCAGGAACAGGATCGACAGTGCGTACAGCGGCCCGGCCGGGCGTCCGTCGTCCGTGACGTCTTCCAGCTTTTTGCCCAGGTGCTCGAGCACGTTCGGCGCCGACAGGAAGCGTTGATAGCCTTTGCCCTGACCAATGCCGCTTTGAAATGGGGTGACCACCAAGCACGCCGGCGCCTCGCCCAACTGCTCGGCGAGCGCGGCACGACCGGCCGCAATGGCGCCTTGCGCTGCCCCGCCAACCGGCCCCGGGTTGGTGGTGGCCAGGTCCTTAAGCCCGACCAGACGCTGCGCGGTGGTGGCCAGTTCGCCACCGGCCAGGTTCTTCGCTGCGGTCAGGCCGCCCATCCATTGCGTGGCTTGCTCTGGCCAGCGCATCGTCACCGGTGCCCAGGTCATGCCGGCGTGGTCCAGGTGATGAGCTTCAAGGCTTTCAGATCCTTCCTGGTCAGGGCCTCGGCCACGGCCTGGCGCAAGGTTTCGGCGTGCTGCAATGCGGCCTGCCTGAAACGCACCAGGTCATGACTGACTTTCTGCAACTGGGCGATGGTGTGGGGCCGGAAGGCCTTCACCTGGTCGACGTCATAGCAGGGGTATACATCGTCCACGCCCAGCAGCACCTGGGCATTCAGGTTCACCTGGTCATCGATCGCGCTGCTGTAGCGGTACACCTCGCCCAACGCGCTGGAGTTGAACCCGCCGGCGATGTGGGCGCTGCAACCGGCACTGATCGCCAACAGCGTTTGCTCCTGCTGGATGGCCAGCACGGCGTCGATATCGTCGACCCATTCACCGTCTTTCCAAATCTGGTTCGGCCCGGGCTTTTTCATGGTGAAACCCGCAGGCACCGGTTCGAAGCCCTCCAGGGTGCGGGGCTCCCCACTTTTGATGCTGTACACCACCACGCCGCCGAAGTGGTCCACCAGTTGCCAGGCCTGGCCATTCCACCAGGCGGCCTTATGTTCGGGGATCGCCGGCGGCGGGATCTCCACGCATCCGCCGGGGATCATGTAAACGCCGGGCTCCAGGGGCGACTCGTCGGCCTTCACCTCGGCGACGAACAGGCCCAAATGGTCCGTCTGATAAACGATCTTGTCAGTCATGCGCGATCTCAATACTTGATGCAGAAAAGGAGGGCCACGTTCTTCGGCCGGGTTTCGGTACCGCCATTCGCCGCGACCGTTACCGTATGGGTGTGTCCCCCGGCAGCTCCAATCCCGACGTTATGCGCATGTGAACCAGCAGCAGCTACGGTGACGTTGTGAGCATGCGCGCCAGCAGCAGGCAGAGCGGTTACCGGCCTGTTCGGATGGGCCTGCCCTTCCTCAACGCCGCCGTTGACGTTGATCAACGCGCCGACGCCGTTACCGGCGTGCGTGTGCTCGCCTTGGGTGTCAGTCGATGCGGTGTGCGTGTGTTGGCCCTGGGCATCCGTCGATGCGCTGTGGACGTGATCGGCTACGGCAGCGGCCGTGGCCGTGTGGCCATGCGATTGCAGCATCATGTCCTGGAAGGAGCCGAAGACACGGCCGGCATCGATGCCTCGCCCATCGTCCCAGCCACGCGGAAATACACCCCTCATGTCGGGAAGGTTAAAGGTCGTAGAGCCATCGCCCGCGCCGTAGTAGGTATAAATTCGCTGGAATAGCTTGGCGAAGGCGGTACGAGAAACGGCTGCTCCGTTGCATTTGAGCCAGCCTGCCGGCGCCGCGCTCATGGCGAAAGCGGCCACCATGCCCACCATGGGTTCGCCGATCTGCTGATTCAGTTGGTTCAGCGCGGCCGTGGTGGCCAGGATCTCGCTGCTGTTGGTTGCAGGGTCATCGCTTTTGGCATTGGGTAAGTTACCCAGACCCACGTCAGCTTTGGTCGTCGCTCGGGCGCGCAACTGCTCATAGTCACCGTTGCGCGCCGCCAGGTACTGGATCAACGGGCCGGTGACGGGCTCCGTCGTTCTCAGGTCGACGATGTTGGTCGAGGAAATGAAGTTGGCGATTTGAACGCAGTAATGACGTGCGCCGGCGGCGTCGGTGTAGTCGGCCTGTTCCCCGTAGGCCAGCTTCCAGGTAGTGACCCGGTCGTTCAATTGGCGCTCCAGGCAAACGTCCAGCCAGATTTTGCCCGAGGGGATAATGCCGCTGATCGGCAGCGGTTTGTCCAAGACGACCCGAAGACCTTCGATGTACGCGGTTCCCGGATTCAATTGGTATTCCCCAACAATCCTGGTGAAGGCCAGCGAATTGCCGAAGAAGCAGGCGCGGCCGAACAGCTCGCGATTGTTCACGCGCTCGCGCTCATCGATGCCCGCCAGGCGTACCGTGAAGTCATGCTGCCAGGTGCTGGCATCGATGGTGATGCCGGTCAGCGCCATGGCGCCGTCAAAGGCCACCAGGAAATTGCGAGTGATGTTGTTACCGATCTGCAGGGGCGGCACGTTCTTGCGCTTCTGCTGCAACGGCACGGTGGACACGGCACACAGCACCCCGTCCTCGTCCTCCAGGCCGATCCAGTTGAAATTCCAGTCGCCTACATCCGAGCCCAACTGCGCGCTGTACACCACCTGGTTGGGGTTCACATAGCCGGCGTTCTGCGCGGGAATGCTGTAGACATGAACGATCTGCGCGGCCGGCGGCTTGCCTGCGGCGCGATCAATCGGCGCGGCTGGGTCTAGCCCGGGCACGTTGGCAAAGATGAATTTATTGATGATCAGCGGCTTTCGTTCGCTTTGCTTCAGCGCAATTTGGCTTTCGCCGGCCAGGGTGATGTTGGCGCTCACGGTGCGTTCCTACAGGCTGGCAACCAGCGTTTGCTGGTCGTCGTTGAAATCCACCACGGCGACTTGCAGCGCAATGGGGGTCATGGTCACAAAGTCGTAGCGTCGGCACGTTCGGCCGTACTGCTGAATCAGCACGCGTAGCAGCTCAGGGTTGAGGGACAGCTGGGTGTTGCTGAACTTGAGCTGGATAACGTCCCAGTCTCGGTCGGGTTGGCGCTCCTCGATCTCGACGTAGCCCACGCCCAGGCGCTGGAAAATGCGCTTCATGCCGGCGGTGCTTCCGGCGTCCACGGAGTTGATGAAGGCGTACTTCACGCGCAGGCGGAACAGCGCTTCGGGCTCGCCCGGAAAGCGGGTGACGTCGCGCTGCCAGGCCCACAGGTCCAGGATGCTCATGTGGCAGGTGTCTGGGTCGATTTGCGAATAGGGCCAGCGCAGCCACCCAGTGACGGTTTCCCACCAGGCCTGGGCGGCCTGGGTGAGCTTGGAAAGCTCGGTGCCTTCCAGCCAAAAAGGTAGTTTCAGCTTGATCACTGGATCACCACCTTCAGGCTCTGTAGCCGGGGAATCGACAACCCGCTGACGATATCCCCCATGGGCACAAACTTGACGGACTCGATCCCTGGGAACTGCTCGTGTAGTTCCTGGGCCAAGCGACTGACACTGAATCGTGATTGCGGATAAGTCAGCGTGGGCTGGTAATCCCGAGGCGTGCTTTCGCGAAAGGCGGCGCGCACAAACAACTCAATTTCGTGTGTGAGGTCGGCAATCTGCGCCGGCGTCTGGTTGGCGAAGGGCCAGACGTTCAACTGCAGGCTGACCATCTGTTCAGGCATGACCATGGCCAGCAGATCGTCGCCGTGGCCGTGATTGCCCTGGTCGCGGATGTGCGCATTGATCTGGTCCAGGTAAGTGCTGGCCGGCACGCCGGCATCAAACAGCACATAGGCGTTCGCGCTACCTGGTCCGCGTGGTGCGCCGTGTTCGAAGTAAACGCCATCAGGGCGCACGCCCGGGAAAGCGGAAATCATGGCGCGATAAACCGCGTCCGTGTGCCACTGGTTCACCGCCGAGAACTGGTTACGCACCCGCAGGCGCAGCTGGTCGTTGGGCTCCGGATCTGCACCAGGTGATTCCAGCCAGCCGTCGCCGTTGACGACCTGGACAATGCCCGGGACCGGAACGGGCAAGATGGCGTAGTAACCAGGTGCCAGGTTAAAACCGCTGCCCGATTCCAGCGCTTCCACCGGCACTTCAAGCTGGAGTTGCCCCTGCTGGAAGGTCGCGGCGGCCGTCGTGACAAGCTGGTACACGTTGCCGTTGATCGCGGCCGACTGCACCACAATGCCCTTTTCCAGCTCCATCACCCCGTCAGGCGTGGTCCGGGTGAACAGCAATTTGCCTTTGGCCTTCGTTGCCCCCTTGCGCTCGACGTTGACCGCCCACGCCAAGGTGTCCAGCCAAGCGTCCTCCGCTGTTTTGACAAAGAAGTTGGGCAGGACGGTCAGGCACAAAAAATCCAGCAGCCACAGCACCGGTTTGGTGACCAGGGCGGTCATCACCCGCCAAAAAGGCGAATAGCTGCTGGTGTTGGCCACCTTGGCGCCCTGGGCTTCGACTTCCTTCTCCCAGGCGGCTTTTAGGCCGGCCTCCGTGGTCGGGATGCCCGTCTCGGCGATCACCTTTTTAAAATCGACGCTCACAGGGTTACCTCAATCGATCCGAATTTCAGGGTTTTGGCCGTGACCAGGTAGACGCCAGGCTCCTGCTGAGTGATGCGCGCAGTGCCCGGCACCAGGCGCTCGTCGTCCTCCACCAGCAGCTCCAACCGCTGGATGCAATCGCGTTGACGCAACCGATCACGCTCGGCGACCAGGACAACCAACAGTCCGCTGTCGCGGATCATGTGAGCGATGTCCTGGGCGATGCAGGCGCGGTCATCGATCAGCAGCGGCTGGCGCGACGGATCCAGGGCCAGGTCGTTGTCCACGATCAACAGATCCACGTACTCGCTCATCCGCCCACCGCCATGGCCACCATGTTTTCCACTTCCAGCGGCGTCATCGCCTTGCCGGTGTGAATGTTCACGTTCTCCACATGGGTGCCCTTGTTCTGGTTGCTGCTGTTGTTCTGAATGCTGGTCAGCAGGCCGCCAGGCGGCACCGCTGCAGGACGCGTCGGGGAAAGGCTGGGGATGGCCGCATTGATGGTCTGCTGGGCCTTCTGCGCGGCGCTGGCAGTGTCGGCGGCGGTGGCCGCTGCATCGATGCCGGGCACCTCGGGCATGCCACCGAAGCGCGCTTCGATGTTCACCCCCGGAATGCTGTTCAGCAGCTCGATCACGCCGTTCACGGCCTGGGTGAAGATACTGACGATGCTGTCCCAGGCGGCCCTGGCCATGCCTGACCAGCCGCCCATGGAATCGAACCAGTCGGAAAGCTTTTGGAACTGCTCGGCAACGAACTGAAACGCGGCCGTGTTCATCAGGGCCGTGGTCCATTCGTCCCAGTAGTAGACGGCGGCAACAACCATTGCGACCAGGGCCACGATGGCGACCACGATCCACACCACCGGGTTGGCCAGCAGCGCGGCATTGACCAGCCAGATCGCGCCCTGCCACAGCAGCATGGCGCCGCGCACCAGCGCCAGGCCGGCGCTCAAGGCGTAGATCACGGCCATGTAAGCCAGGATGGCCAGCTTCTGCAGGACGAAGCCGGCAACGGTGCGCAGGTTCAGCAACTGGACGACTTTCCAGACTGATACCAGGCTCATCCAAGTCATTCTGGATACGCCAACGACGACGGTGAGCAATGACATGGCCGCAACGATGCCCATGATGGTCAACGCGGTGATGCCGATCAGGCGCGTGATGTTGGGGAACAGTTGCGACCAGCGCACCAGCGTTTTCCCAATCTCGATCATCCGGTTCATGAACGGGGTGAGCACCGGGATCAGCACTTGGCCAAACACCACGCGCATAACTTCGACCAGGGACGCCCACTGTTGCCACGGGTCCACCATGGCCCTGGCCATGTTCTCGGCGTTCTCCAGGCCGCGCACCTTGCCCAACTGCTCGATGCCGTTGCGCAAGCGGCTGGTGTCCTTGGCCAGCGCGCCGATCACCTGGGCGCCTTCCCCGCCGAAAGCCTCCAGCAGCTTGGCCCCGGCCGAAGCGCTGTTGAGGTCGCCGAGCTTGCCCTGGAGCTTGTCCAGGATGGTCATGATCGGCAGGATCTTGCCTTGCTGGTCGGTGAACTTGACGCCCAGTTTGTCCGAGGCGGTGCTGAGGTTTTCGAAAAACGCTTTGTAGCGTCCGCCGGCATCGCCCCCTTCCATGGTGCTGCTCAGGGTGCCGATGACCGCCATCTGTTCGGCCAGGTCGACGCCCGCCGTCGTGGCGATGGCGCCGGCTTCCTTGAAAGCATCTTTCATCGCTGCGCCGCTGGTGCGGAACAGCTGGACCGCCAGCGCGGTCTGGCCGCCGAGCCTTTCGACCCATTCACCCTTGCCCATGGCATCTGCCTGGGACTTCTGCAGGTTGTAGAGGGTGCCGACGTACTCGCCCATGGTTTCGGCATCGCTCTTGGTGGCCTTGGCCAGCAAGTTGCTGGTGTTGGTGAAAACGGCCAGCTGGTTACCGGCCAGGCCCTTGATGGCGCCCTCGATCAGGTACGCCGAGGCCACGAACTCCTGGGCGTTCTCGCCGTAGTTCACCGCGAACTCCAGGGACTTGGCATTGAGCGCTGACAGCGCATCCTCAGCCACACCCAACGATCGGACGTCGCCCAAGGCGCGGTTGACCTCCAGCGCTGGCTCCATGGACTCGCGGATCCCGACCACGCCCGCCGTCAGCCCACCCAAGCCCAGGCCGATGGTCTTGATGTGTTTTTCGCTCTGGTCGGCCAGTTCGGAAAACCCCATCTTCACTTTGCCCAGGGGCGCGGTGACCTTGTCGGTCAGGCTCAGGATGAAAGCCAGGCTGGCGCTACGGTCTGCCAATGTCGTTACCCATTCAGCGCAAGGGCAATGCCGTTAGCCACGGCAAATTCCATGCGTCTCCAGTGTTCGTCCTCCAACCACTTGGCCGTTCCCATCGCCTCGGGCGTGGGTTCGGCTCCAGGTAGCCAGCGGTTCGTCAGGGCCATCAACTGGCCCAGGCCGTTCTCACTCAGGCGCTCAGCGTGCTCGAGCGCTTTTTTACGATCACCTCAACGTTGGGGGCGTACTCCTCGAGGAGCGCGCCGGCGAGCTGCATCACCATCACCGGGTTGGCCAGCAAGGGTTTCAGGACGGCTTTCTGTTCCTGCAGCACGGTGGTCATCAGCAGGTTGTTGCCGGGCGCGACCTTGTTGGTTTGGGTCAGGGCATTGAAATACTTGGTGACGTCGGCCGGGGTCAGGTTGAAGGTGAATTCCTGTTCGCCGACTTCCAGGGTGATTTCGGTGTTCTGTTGGCTCATGGGGTGGATCTCTCGTTGAGGTGGGTAAAGGTGTTGGCCTGGTGTGCCGGCGATCGCTGGCACATCCCGGTGGCGTATTGCTGTAGGCCGAGGATCATTTGCCGGCTGAGGGCGAGCTGATCTCGGAGGGTGAAATAATCCGGTCGAGCGTCTGCAGCGAGTTCGGGGGCTCCTGCATCAGCCAGGCGGGCGGCGCCGGCGGTGGTGGACACAGATCCGGCGGCTGGACAGGTGGCGTTGACGCGCAGCCGCTGACCGCCAGTGTCAACAGCACGGCGCAGGCGTTCGTTTTCAGTAAGGGCATGGTTCAGCTCCGTGGTGTTTCGTTGATCGATCGCGTCCCGCTCCGCGAGTCGTTGCCCGCTGATGCGAGCCGCTTCGCGCAGGCCTGTGACTTCCCATTGCACGCTGTCCCGCTCGCGTCGGGCGTCGTCGCGCTGGTCCAGGATCGAATCAAAGGCCAGCCAGGCCACAAGGCCGGCCAGCAGAGCGAACGGCCCCAGGCGCAACAGGGAAAGGCTCATTTCAGGCACAGCTCCATTTCGGCCAGTCGGCGGTTGTGCAGGCCCTGAATGAACCGCTTGCGGCCCTGGGCGTCGGTCACAAAGGCCCAGACTGGGGTTTTCCCGTCCGGCGCCCATGCCAGCGCCCGGCAACCTTCGGCAATGCGCCCAGCGTTGATCAGCCCCACCGCCCGACTGGCGCAGGTGCCGGGCGTGCCGACGTTATGCCCGTGACTGCTCAACGCGTCGAAGGTGTTCTGGCCCACATCCTGGTTGGTGATGCAGTCCGCCAACTGCAACTGTCCTTTGCTGATCACCAACTGTTCCACCTCGGCGCAGCGGGCGTCGGACCAGTAGTCGCCGACCACAACAGGAAAGGGGCTGGTGTGGCGGGTGATGCCCTTGCAGACGGTGGGCAGCCCACCGGCCAGCTTGTCCGCATAGACGGTGTTCTGGCCGTGGCCTTCCCAGGTGCCCAGGAAGACCACCAGCGGGGCGCTGGCCAGCGCCAGCGCGCCGGCCTGGATCTTTCCGCGCAGGCTCACGGGAACCACACTCGCAGCACGGCCGGCACGACCATTTGCAGCACCGCGCCGACCAGCGTCAGGATGGTCAGCAGGCGGCCGACTTTCGACGAGATGTCATTGACCGCCACCGTCAGCGTCTGCTGGCCGGCGTTGAGTTCCGATAGCTGGCGAGCCATGTGTTCAAAGCCTTGTTCCAGCTTCGTGACGCGGGTCGGGACGGTTTCGTGGCGGTCTTCCAGCTCAGTCAACCGGTGCTCGATCACGGCCATTTTCTGCTCCATCGATCCGAGGCGAACGGCTTCAGTGGTCATGTGCGCTTACTCTTTTCGTGGCCGCTCTGGCAGGGGACGCAGCGGGTCATGCCGCCCAGGGCCCGGCGTGCAGCCGGGATTTCGTTGTCGCAGTCCTGGCAATGGGTCAGGCTTGGCCCGACCGGCCGGGGCTGGCGCAGCTGGGCCTGGATTGCCTGGTCACGTTGGCGCTGCTCCAGTTCCTGGGCGCGGTCGAACCAATCCACCATCAGCGCAGGCCCTCGATCTCGGTCGCGTCGAGGTACGGCACGCCGTTGATGTGGATGAAGTCCGGACTGGTGACGTCGAACGGCACCTTGTGCTTGGACTTTTCGCCGCCCTTCGGATCGATCGCCAACAGGCTGGAGATTTTCACCTTGCAGCCGAACGCCTCCACGCGCAGCTCCTCGTCCTCGCCGGCCTTGGCGAAGAACACCGCGTCAAAAGGCTTGAGCGCCCGGAAGCTGCCCGCCGACCGCGCCGCGTCGATCAGCAAATTGAAGTTGGTGGTATCCAGCTCGAACTCGCCGGCGGCGGCTACGTCGCCGTCCACGGTGCCATCGGGCACGCCCCGGGTTTGCGCCACGGCCGAGTTGTCGGTGATGTCCAGGGTGCAGTTCTCGACGTGCAGCGACAGGTCGCCCAGGCTCACGTCGAAGTTCTTGCCGCCAATCTTTGCCATGGCGCGTTACTCCGTTTTATCGGTGGAAAGATCCAGGGCGATGTTCGCCGTGAGGTCTTTCGGGCAGTTGAGGGGTTTGAGCTTGATGTAGGCCGCCACCTTGATTTTGCTGAGCCAGCTCAGCACCAGGTCGCCGTCCTTCGGCGGCTCGATGTCGCCGGGGAACACCTCGCCGTTGAACGAGGTGGACTTGGCCATGGCGCGCAGAGGGGCCATCAGTTGGTTGGTGTTGACCGCCATGCTGTTGGGTGTGCTGTTCAGTCGGCGATCGGCCACCCGGCGAATCAGCAGCGGACGGATCAGGCGAGCGGCCTTGTCGGTGATGCGCAGGTATTCCACGACCTGGAAGTCACTGGCAGGGGTGTCGAGCATGTTGCCGTCGCCCCAGTACACGCCCTGGTAATCCGGGTAGGTCTGCGAAACGGAGTAACGGGCGCGGTCCAGTTCACTGCGAACAGCCGAGGGCAGCGGCACCTTGTCGCCGTCGATCGGTACAGGGCCGAGACCGAGCACCGGACCGGTGGCCACCCGCATTGGGCTGTCGGCAATGCTCACTGCAGCGTTGGCCAGGCGGCCGGCCAACACGCCCAGGTCGTTGCCATGAAGTTGCGGCACCGGCAGGACACGCGGCGCTGCGACGTTCGCCACCAGGGCTTTCTGCTCGGCGACGTACTGCGACCAGGTCTGTTCGGCAGTGATGCCGGCAGTGGCGGCCATGACAAACACGCGGCGTCCGTAGATGTTGTTCAAGGACACAGCCGCGTCGTGCATGGCTGTGAACTCGGCGGACGTGGTGACCGGCTTGGTAATCACTACCGCTTCCACGGAGAAGCCCTGCTGCTGAGCTTTCTCCAGGGCTTCGGCCCAGTTGCCTTCGACGCCGATCGGTGCCGCGACACAGGCCCAGCGCTGGCCACCGTTGAGACGGGCGGCGGTGATTTGGGTTTTCAGGTCGCTTGCCGGAATGCCCAGGGCAGCGTCCAGGTCGCTGTCGGTGTTCAGCGGGATGAACTGGCCGACGTTCTTTCCGGCCGGGCCGATGAAAAGGAAGTAGCGCTCAATCTCTGTTACGGCACCCTGGCCCAGATTGAGATTGTCGACGGTGACTTGACCGAGTGCCATGCAGTGCCTCGCTAGCGGGGTGAAATTAGGATTTGTTGCAACACCTGGTTAACCAACAGGCTGGTGTCGCGTTGGGTGTTGGCGCCGATGAACTGGCGTTTCGGCAGGGTGATTTCCCAGCTCTGCGCGCCGCTGGACTCGTTGCGCTCGTCATCCAGGATGCGGATCAGCAGACCGGCCTGGGCGTAGTTCACGTGTTCCTGGATCCACGCCACAGACGGTCGGGACAGCGTTTTCTTGCCGGCCTGGCGCACGCGGAACCCCAGCCGGCGCAGGCGCTTGGCTTGCTTTTCGCTGGCGGCCAGGCCCGGTGCGGTCTTGTTCCAGCGGCGCATCTGCGCGGCGGTGCGTCGCTCGCTGACGCCGTTGTGCTGCTGGGTGGCGACCCAGCGGGTCAGGGCGTTTTTCCAACCCAGTTCCGCCTCGTCGGCGCTCAGGCGGGTCACCACCATCAGCTTGGCCAGACCGGCTTCCATCTTCTTCTTGCCCTTGCCGTCGCCCTTACGGGGGGCAAAGGGCGAGCCGTCCAGGTTCTGCTGATCGCGCACACGCTTGCGGCTCATCGTCCGCACGCGTTTGGTGACCTGGTTGAGCAACCGGCGGCGCAGTTTGGGCGGTAGGCTCAGCAACGCCAGTTGCTCGCGCACGCCGAGCTGGCCGCGTACGTCGAGTTCGAACGTGCTACGCCCGGCCATCGGTGGCCACCTCGCCGCGTTCAGCAATCCACAGGTCAAAAGGAACGAATGCCCAGGTCTTGCCGAAGGCCTGGATCTCGCCGGCGGGATCCTCGGCCAGGTACTGCGGCTCGACGAATTCTAGGCTGATTTCCACGTCGAACAGGTCATTGTCCAGCGGCTCGACGGCGAACTGCGGCGCCGGCAATTCGTGCCGATCGCGGTCCGGATCGTGGGTTTCCAGCCAACTGCCGATCAGGGCCATCAGTCGCGCCGGATGGTCGGCGAAGCTCTCCAGGACGATCGCGGCGCGGTAGCGCATGTCGCCCAGGTGCATGCCGTCCAGGTCGGGTTTCCACACCAGGTTGAGCGTTACCTGCTCGGTCCAGCCGTCAAGCAGTTCAGGCTCGACCAGGCGGCGCTCCAGCAGATAGGCGGTGAGGCTTTGCAGCTTGGTCATAGCAGCGCCGCCGTGATGCGGCCACGGCCCTGCAAGGCACGCACGGCCGACTGGCTGAAGGCGAGAAAGGTGTCTTCACGCTCGGGAGCTTCCTTGCCGGTGTTCTCGGCGCTTTCGCGGCGGGTCACGGTCGCGAACTGCTGCAACGCGCTGGCTTTGGCGCGGCAGTAAACGGCGCGTTTGTAGAGCATTGCTTTGTGCGCAAAGCCCCAACCTGCGGGGGTTCGCACGCCTGCAACAGCGGTCAGATTGGATACGCCACTATCTTGCAGGGTGGCTTTTGCGGCGGTCAGATCCTCGTTGACTTCGACCATGGCGATAGTCAGGGCATCGGTCAGCAGATCGCCCAGGAATTCAGCCGGCAGGCGATAGCCCTTCTGGAATTCGGACACGGAGAGGTTCGGCCAGAAGCCGTCATTCTCAATCGTCTGGTCCACAAAGGTGGTGGGTTTCCCGGAAAAGCTCATGCTGACCGCTCAAATAGGGCGGGGAGACTGTTTCTCGTGGGGCTGGCCATAAATGGCAGACTCACGTCCACAGTTCCCCGCTGGGGGGGTAGTCGGTTATTCGGCGCCTTGAACGGCGGGTGTTTGTTTTGCCAGTGCCTTGCGGCATTTCTTGATGCGTGTCTCGTTGCCGGCCTTGGCATACAACTCGGAGGAGCGCTCCAAGTGCTTGAGCGCGGTTTCCCACTGCTCGGCCTCCATGGCGCGTATGCCAATCAACTTGTGGTACTTGCTAGGGATCTGCTCCGTCAGCTCCCATTCACCGTCAACACGCGGCAGCAGATCGGACAGATAAGGCTCCGGGCTGCGCTGGGCGTTGTATTCGGTATAAGCCCACTCGATCACAGCGTCCGCGACGAACGTCTGCACATCGCGGCGCTTGAAGCGCTCCGGCATTTCCTGCCCTTGCCCGATAGCAAAGTCCGCCAGCTCCAGCCCGTCTTCGAACTGCTCGGTGTCGAACAGCCAGATCATCACCTGCACCAGGACGCGGTTCGGCATGACCAGGCCCGACTCCATGTAGCGCTGGATGAAGTCCTGGTACTTGGGCAGCAATTCCTCACGCTTGAGTGCCTGCTTACTGGCCAGGTTCTTGAGCGCGCTCAGGCGCTCCAGGTCCTGGTCCAAAGAGGCTTCCATCAGCAGCAGGTGTTTCTTGGCATTGGCCGGGCTGCTCAGGGATTCCGCCGGCGAATACGCCAGCGGCGCGGCGGCAGCCGCGACTACGGCTGCGCTCCCCAAAGCCAAGGTGCGGCGCTTGTGGGCAAGGGCCAGGCTCATGCGACCAGCTCCACGTTCTCGGTCAACGCGATTTTCTCCAGTTGCTCGATCACGTAGCCCTCATTGCGGCTGTTGTAATCCTCGACACGGGAGCGTTTCGGGTTGTCCACGGCTTGCTTGCGCCAGCTCGAATCCTGGAAGTAGATCGAGAGGTTGTCCCAACTGGTGACCAGCACGGCGTTGACCGGGAAGTTCGGCACGCTGAATGACGGCAGACCGCCATAGGTCGCGATGACCTGAAGGTTTTCGATGCGCTCTTTTTCGGTCGGGGTATCGCCCTGCTTGGTGTACAGCTTGGCCTTGTCGGCCGCCAACAGGTCCGAACCGATGATTGCTACCAGGTCGCCGTCTTCGCGCAGGATCTCGTCGACCATCTGTTTGGTGTCATGCACCAGGGCGTCCAGGTTGGCGTAATCACCGCCTGGGCCGAGGGTGACCTTGCCGGCCACCTTGCCTTCCTTGAGCACTTGCTGCGGGGCCTGCTCGCGCAGTTGTTGCAGCCAGCCCTTGTTCACGTCTTGCAGCTTGGGATTGGCTGCCAAATCGGTCTGGATTGCCGCGTGAGTGCCATGGAAACCGATAACGATACGGTCCTGGGCAATGCGCTTCTGCACAGCGGCGGAATAGCGGTCTTTGAAGTCGGGAAACTTAGCCCAGGCATCGATCTTCGCGTATGGCAGTCCCACGTCGGACTGGGTGTCGCTCAGTTCGTAGGTGGTGTTTTCCAGCGCCGACGCATCCTTGGCCTCGCGGTCGGTGGTCTTGGTGTTGGTGCGGCCAGTGACCGGGCCGTTCACACCGATGAACACCTTTTCACCCTTGATTTCACTGACCGGAACGACGTTGATGCGCTCCAGGAAGTCGGCCTTGGCGGTAATCGCGTCGTTCAGTTCCTGAGCGGTCGACGGATCAACGCTGAACATGCGGCTGGCGTGTTCGACGCCGTAGGCTTCAGCCATCGCCTCCTGCAACTCGGCGTACTGCTTGGCGCCTTTGGCGCTCAGTGGCTGGGCCATGTCAGAGCACCTTTTTCTTGGTTGCGGTTACCGGGCCGGTGTTGCGTGGAAGCTGGCGACCGGTGGATGTGTTCTGCATTGCAGTGAACTGCTTCTGCAAAGCGGCCATGCTCGCCAGCAACTGCTTGTTGGTGGCGGCGGCTTTACTGTTGAACTCGCGTTCTTCTTCGGCAGTCGTGACGATCGCGTCTACGGCTGCGCTCACGTCATCGACCAGGCCCTGGTCGGCATCGGGTGCGTCTGCGGCGGCGGGCTCGATGACGGCCTGAATGCCGGCAGCGACGACCAGCAGCTGTTCCAGCAGGGCTTTTAAAGCCGTTGCGGTAGCTTCATCCATTGGGGGTTTGCTCTCGGTTGGGGTGGTAGGGGTGTCGGTGGCCGGAGTCTCAAGACTGAACCGCTTGAATAATCCGGTAAGTAAGGCGGTCAGCTTGCCCAGCTCGCCTTTGGGTTCTTTGTCGTGAAAGGAACCCAGCTCAACCGATGCGGCGTAGTAAGAGGCGCGGCTGGTTTTGTTGGAAAAGTAGAGTTCCTGGGTGCCGGTGCTGGCGGGCTCATCCGTGACCGCCAAGCCAGTCATGTACGCTTTGCCTCGGCCGCGGAAATTCGGGAGGATCTCGACGCTGGAGAAGAGTTTTTCCCCGGCATCGTTGAGGCGCAGCAGTTTGTCGTTGGGCTTCAACTGCGCTTCAAGGGCGACTTGGCCAGGCTCCAGATCCTCGGCCTCTTCAATCAGGCGAAGGGCATAGACCGTTCCGAACGAGCCAGACCAGCGCTCGTGCTCGCACCAGATAACGGCGGTGTACAGCGCTGGGTTGTAGGTTTCGGCGCAGTCGCGCAGTTCCTGGGGCAGGATCTCGCGGCCATCGACGGTCGGGCCGCTGGTGGCAACACGTTTCCAGTAGGAGACAAGGGAACGGGGCATAGGGGCAAACTGCGCTCAATCTGTTGAATTGCCGCCACGATAGGGAGCCGTTTGCCCCCAAACAAACGGTTCAATTGCGCATATCTCCTAGATTCGAGATATAGGCGGATCGTGGCATTTAACCCCGCGTTTCCCGCCTTTTCGCCGCATAGACTGCGGCCCATGTACTACTCGACCGAAGTTAAAGAAGCCGCCAAACGCCTTTTCCTGCGCCGCTGCAAGGCCAAGGAAATTCAGGCGCAGCTCAACCTGCCCAACATCCGGATCGTCTACTACTGGATCCGCCAGGGTGGTTGGGAGGACATGCTGTCCGATGAGGAACCGCTGACGGCTGTAGGGCGGCGCATCACCCTGCTACTGGACAAAGCCACCAGCCTGACCAAAGACGAACTCAACGAACTGGATCGCCTGACCACGGTGCGCGAGCGGCTATTGAAGCAAGCGGCCAAGCCGTCACCGGCGCCGAACGGCGAGTCTCCGGCCGAGCCTCAGGAACGTCGCCAAGGCTCGCGTGGTGAACGACCTGGTCGAGGCGAAGGCAGCGGCAAGAAGCGCGAGAAGAAAGCCAAGAACGACATCAGCGGCCTGACCGAAGTCGATTTCCTGGATAAGTTCATCTCCAAGATGTACCGCTACCAGCAGGAGCTGTTCGAGGCCAAACAGAACCCGCTGACGCGCCGGATCCGCAACATCCTGAAAAGCCGCCAGGTAGGTCTGACCTACTACTTCGCCGGCGAGGCGTTCATGGACGCGGTGCTGACTGGGGACAACCAGGTGTTCCTGTCGGCCAGCCGAGCGCAGTCGGAGATTTTCCGTAGCTACATCGTCGGTTTCGCTCAGCAGTGGTTCGGTATCGAGCTGACCGGCAACCCCATCACACTCAGCAACGGCGCCGAGCTGCGCTTCCTCAGCACCAACAGCAGCACCGCCCAGGGCTACCATGGCCATGTCTACGTCGACGAATATTTCTGGATCCGCGACTTCGAGAAACTGAGCACCGTGGCCAGCGCCATGGGCACCCACAAGAAATGGCGCAAAACCTATTTCTCGACGCCCAGTGCGGTGTCGCACCAGGCGTACCCGTTCTGGTCCGGTGAAGAGTTCCGCAACAGCAAACGCGGCAAGAAAGCGGGTGGAACCTGGCCGAGCGAAGCGGCATACACCCAGGGCGCGCTGTGTCCGGACGGCCAATGGCGCAAGACGATTACCCTGGACGACGCGATCGCCGGCGGCTGCGATCTGTTCGACCTGGAGCAGTTGCAACTCGAATACGACGAGGACAAGTTCCAGCAGTTGTTTTATTGCAAGTTCATCGACAGCACACAGAGCGCGTTCGGCCTGAAAGACCTGGAGCGCTGCTACTCCGACCTGTCGCTGTGGGAAGACTACAAGCCCGACGATGACCGGCCATTCGGCAACAGCCCGGTCTGGCTGGGCTACGACCCGAGCCGTACCCGCGACGACGCGACGTGCGTGGTTATCGCGCCGCCACTCGAACCCGGGGCGAAGTTCCGGATCCTGGAAAAGCACAGTTGGCGTGGGCACTCGTTCACCTACCAGGCCGCCCAGGTCAAGAAGCTGACCGAGCGCTTCAACGTTCAGCACATCGGCATCGATGTCACCGGCGTGGGCTATGGCGTATTCGACCTGGTGCGTGACTTCTACTCGAAGGCGACGCCAATCCATTACAGCCTTGAAGCCAAGAACGCCCTGGTGCTCAAAGCCCAGGACACCATCCAGGGCAGCCGCATCGAATGGGATGCCGGCTGGACAGACATCGCCCAGGCCTTCCTGACCATCAAGCGCGGCGCCACGGGCAGCGGCCAGATCACCTACAGCGCCTCACGCACCGACGCCACCGGCCACGCCGATATCGCCTGGGCGATCATGCACGCCCTGGCCAATGAACCCTTGAACACGAACAAGCGGCGCCGTAGCCGCTACCTCACGAGCGGAAACAATGTCCAAGCCACGACACAAAAAACGCCAGGTCGCCCAGCAGGCGCGTCAGCAACAGCCCATGCGGGCGTTCACATTCGGCGAGCCGGAACAGGTCCTGTCCGGCAACATCGGGGAATACCTGGGGGTGTTCCCCAGCGACGACGGCGAAATCTACAAGCCACCAGTTTCCCGGCCGGGGCTGGCCAAGCTGCTGCGCGCCAACGCGCACCACGGCGCCATTCCGAAGTTCAAGCGCAACCTGCTGTTGCGTGAGTTCATCCCCTCCGCCGGCTGCAGCACGCAGACCATGGGCCAGGCCGGCCTGGACTACATGGTGTTTGGGGAGGCGTATTTCTATCGCGACACCAATGCGTTCGGCCAGGTCCTGGAGATGCAGCACCTGCCGACGATCAACATGCGGGTGAAAGTGGATGGCGGCTACCGGATGCTGCTGCCGGATAACAAGTACCTGGACTTCGACCAGGACGAGATCGAGCACGTCATGGATTACGACGTAGAACAGAACATTTACGGCGTGCCGGACTACCTCGGTGGCTTACAGGCACTGTTACTCAACGAAGCCGCGACACTGTTCCGTCGGCGGTATTACAGCAACGGCGCTCATGCGGGTTACATCTTCTACACGAACGACCCGGACCTAACAGAAGAGGACGAAGATGAGCTGCGCGCACAGATCAGCGCCAGTAAAGGGGTGGGCAACTTCCGCTCGATGTTCGTCAACATCCCCAACGGTAAGGAGAACGCTATTCAGATCATCCCCGTGGGGGACTTCCAGGCGAAGGACGAGCTGGAAAAGGTAAAGAACATCACCCGTAACGATGTGATCGCCGCGTGGCGTATGAATCCAGCACTGGCGGGGATCATTCCCGAAAACGGCGGCGGGTTTGGCGATATCGAAAAGATTGATCGAGTTTACACAAGCAACGAGATCAGACCGATTTGCCAGCTCTTCAGCCAAATCAACAACGCCTTGCGGCAAGACCGCAGGATTGAATGGAGAACACCTACAACCGTGGAAACAGTCGAATAACGGACCCAAAAAGAGAATTTTTTTGCATGTTGCGATAGGATGATGGCAATTTGATTCACCCTGGGGAGGGAATATGCGAGTCACTTGTAAATGCGGACACAAAGGCAGGATTGCATCCCGCGAGGCACTGTCTACGGACTTCGCCAAGCTGTATTGCCAGTGTCTCGATGCCAAATGTGGGCACACCTGGGTGTCGAATCTTACCTTCTCTCACACGCTCAGCCCGTCGGCTCAAACGTTCGACAGGCTGCTCTTGGACCGGCTGATGGAATTACCTAGGGCACAACAACGTGAGCTGTTTGAAAGGCTGGGATCGCATGCTGGCGCATGACAAACCGCCGACTGGACAGAGCCGGCGGCTGCAGTGTCAGTCTCCGTCGACTTCTTCAGGGTGAGCACTCAGCGCCTCGGTCAGCCTCCGTAAATGTTCCTGCTCGCGCTTACTCAGCCGTCGAAAGAGCCCAATCAATCGACGCTCAAGATACGAAAGCTCATCCCCTGCGGATGTCAAAATTTCAACGGTACCGACGTCGGCGTTCATGCGATCCAACATGCTTGTTACTCCTTACAGTGCATTGCTGAATCGGCTTTATCGGACGGGAAGCGCGGAGAGTTATGAATGCCAGATCAGACGATGCGCATGCTGTGTAACAACCTACCTCGCCCCCCCTTCGGTAGCGGCGGCGTTTGCCAACGCACTGACGTAGCGCCGAATCGCCCTCTGGTCCTCATCCGGCAGGTTTTGGTACTGCTTGATCAGAATATCTTCAACCTGGCTCAGGGCACTGCTGGCAAGCGTCGTTCGAACTCCAGTGAGGATGTACGAGACATCGAAGCCAAATTCATTGGCGACTCTGCTCAGGTAAGAGGCAGTGGCGTCGCTCGTTCCAGATTCCCAGTTTGCCTGCGTCCGTTTGGCGATTCCGAGGGCTTCGGCGACCTGGAGCTGCGTGAGTCCACATCGCTTGCGCTCCTGCTGGAGGCGAGAACCTATCTCTTCAGAAAGATGCACTTTTTTTCATCCTTAGTATTTACAAGTGCACCTAAGTGCATCATTGTGCATCTCACACCACATGAAATTGCACGGATCTGCACTATGCCCAACTCAAGCATCACCGAGCAAGCTCGCCAGAAAGCGCGTGAAGCGCTGGAAATGCGGGGACAGTCGGTAAAAGACTTCGCTGAAAAACACCAACTGAATGCCAGCACCGTTTACGCGGTACTGAGTGGCCAAAGCCAATGTCGCCGAGGGGAGGCACACCGCGCTGCCGTCTTGCTTGGAATCAAAAACGGCGTGATTGCACAGTAATGGCCAGCGTTCTGAGGGACCAGCAGAAAATGACCAATCCAGTTCTAAAAACTCGGCGTGAAGTCGTCAGCGCCATCATTTGCAGTTATCCAGGCGGCCGCGAATGCGCGGCCGCACGGATCGGTTTGCCGCTGAAAAAATTCGATAACCACGCCTACGAAAACAACAACTGCAGGCCGCTGACCGATATCCAAATCCGCCAGTTGGAACAGGAAACAGGAACCCACCACCTCGCCAACTACGTGGCGAAGATGTACGGGGGCATGTTCGTCCTGGTGGCCGAGCCGGATCAATTGGACAACGTCGAGATGTATGCCCGACATATGCAGGCCTCAGCGAAACAAGGCGCGGTGGACCAGATCATTGCCCAGGCGCTTGAGGACGGTTGGATTAACGAGGATGAAGCGGATCTCATCCTGAATGCTCACACACTCCACATGGCCGCACGCACCGCAGAGGTCTATGCCGCCATCGATCTCTATCGAGCCAAATCGGAGAAAATCAAATGATCGCCTTGCCTGCAGTGATGGAATATCAAGACATGTTGCAGAACGCTGCGCTGGCATTTCTTGAGCGGCACCAGTGCGAACACTTGAACGACGATCAACAGCTATTCAGCCGGGCCGTGCAACACCTGGTAGCGGACTACGACGTGCTGACACAGCTCGCTGAAAAGATCGTGCACCTTGCTAACGGCGCTATGGTCGCCGTGCGTGATCGCCAACGCTTGAACATACAGAGCAGCACATCGACCCACACCGTGATTGTTGATCCTGTCACCGGCAACCAATGGGTCGTGCCGGTGAGCCTCATCTATGAGCGAATTATCAACGCACCGGATATCGGGCGCTTTCGCTTAGCCAACTCGTAACACCAACCCCCAAGTAAACGCCTGTCCCACACCCCGTGGGTTTGGGTGAGCTGCGCCCAAAATTGAGGTTTCAAGATGGGAAACATCGTGATTTTGACCACCCAGCTGCCACCTGCAGAAGCCGAGGCGCTTCTGGTTGCCATACGTGAGCAGTACCGCTTGAGCCTCAACGACTACTGGTACGCAGATGAATACCGGTATGTGCCGCAGGAAAAAAGGCACAGCTCGATTCTTGAAAAAACCCCGGTGATGGCCGCGCAAAAACGCCTGATGGCGGCCCTCTCCCTAAGCCTCAAAGCAGTGAAGCAATCATGAAAGAAGACCTACGTCACGATGTTCTCCAGCGCATCGAATCCGATTTCGGGCTCAAGCACCGCGCCCAAACGAAGTACATGCGTGGCGGGACCTGCCCAAAGTGCAACAAGAGGGAGCTTTACACCCGGTACGACAGCCCTTGGCAGCTCATTTGCGGCAGGCAGGAAAAGTGTGGTCACACGCTTCATGTGAAAGAGATCTACGACGACCTGTTTGAAGACTGGAGCAAGCGCGCACCGGCGACCGAAAGCGCTCCTACAGCGACCGCACGGGCATATCTTGAGTTTGCCCGCGGCTTCAATATTTCGCTGATCACAGGATGGTTTACCCAAGAAACCTTTTATTCCATCCATGATCAGGCGGGCAGTGCAACTGTGCGTTTCGCCCTGGAAAAGGGCGGATATTGGGAACGCCTCATAGACCGGCCTGCCCGATTCGGAAAAATGAAAGCTCGCTTCAAGCCGGGTGAATCCTACCGGGGCGTGTGGTGGTGCCCACCATGCGTGGATCTGCTTGAGGTCAAAGAGATCTGGATTGTAGAAGGGATCTTTGACGCGATCGCATTGGTTCATAACGGCTTTTCTGCCGTGTCCGCAATGTCATCGAACGCCTTCCCCGAGGAGTCGCTGAAAGCGCTGCTGCGCGATCGCACCGACAAGTTGCCGAAGCTCGTGTGGGCTTTGGATAACGAACCAGGTGCCCATACCTACACCCGCCGCTGGGTCCGACAGGCGCGTGAAATGGGGTTCGTCTGCGAAGCAGGACAGATCCCTCAGCGCGACGGCCGCAAGGTCGATTGGAACGACCTGCATCAGCGCTGGGCCTTCATCGAAGACGATGAAAAGCGAGCCGCCCAGATCGCTACAGAAATAAAACAGATCCGCCACCAGGGCGCGCTGCTGATCGCTGAAAGCGCCGCCGAAAAGGCACTCCTGATGTACGACTGGAACAAGCGCGGCGAATTCCACCTGGGCTTCGGCAACCGCCTCTATTGGTTCAAGTTGGACATGGAGAAATACAACCGTGCGATCCAGGACCTCGAGGACAGTGAACGCCACGACGATCAACTGCTGAACCAATCTCAAATGCGCGAAAAGGCGCTGCAGCAGTCCGGAAGCGTGGTGGAAATCGCCAACTGCTACCCGCAAGCATTGTACTTCCAGCGGAACGAAGTCACCGACGAGTCCTGGTACTACCTACGTGTGGACTTCCCCCATGACGCCGGCAGCGTCAAGAACACCTTCACCAGCGGTCAGCTCGCCGCCGCCAGCGAGTTCAAAAAGCGACTGCTAGGGATGGCCGCTGGCGCCATGTACACCGGCAGCGGCCAGCAGCTGGACAAGCTCATGAAAGACCAGCTCTATGGCATCAAGACCGTCTCCACCATTGATTACGTGGGCTACAGCAAGGAATACGAGTGCTACATCTACGGCGACGTGGCTATCAAGGATGGCAACGTTTACCCGGTGAACAGTGAGGACTATTTCGAGTTCGGGAAAATGCGCCTCAAGACCCTGCAAAAGGGCGTGCCGGTGCAGCTGCAGCGCGATGCCAAAGGCTACGACGAGGAGTGGCTGCGCCTGCTCTGGATCTGCTTTGGCACCCAAGGATTGGCGGCTCTGCTGTTCTTCTTTGGTTCGTTGTTCTGCGAGCAGATCCGCGCCCGCTATCAGTCGTTCCCTTTCCTCGAGGCCACCGGCGAAGCGGGCGCCGGCAAGACTACTTTGCTCAACCTGCTGTGGAAGCTGCTCGGCCGTGAAGGCTATGAAGGGTTCGATCCGATGAAGTCCACCAAGGCCGGGCGGTCGCGCTTGATGGGGCAGGTGTCCGGAATGCCGGTCGTTTTCCTCGAAGCAGACCGCCATAGCGAAGATAAGGCGCATGCCAAAACCTTCGAATGGGACGAGCTGAAAGACTTTTTCGGCGGTGGCACGCTGGCGACCAAGGGCGTCAAAACTGCGGGCAACGAAACTTACGAGCCGCCGTTTCGCGGCACGATCGCGATCAGCCAGAACGCCCCCGTGGTTGCCCACGAAGCAATCATGACGCGCATCGTGAAGCTGCACTTCATTCGGCCGGTGGTCACCCCTGAAAGCCGCGCAGCAGCGGACAAACTCAACGCCCTGGACGGGAAGACGCTGAGCCACTTCCTCTTGCAGGCGGTACGCAAAGAGGCCGAGGTAATGGATCTATTCAGCAAGCGCTTTCCTGAGCACGAAACCAAGCTGCGTCGGCTGCACACGCATTGCTTCGCATGTGACACCCAGTTCAAGGGGGAAGGTGTCTGCAGTAAGTGCGGCAACAGCCTGCGGGGCTACATCGGTGTCGAGCGGATCATCAAAAACCACGCTCAGTTGCTTGCCCTTCTGGACGCCATTCGCCTGGTCACCACTTTGACCGAGGTGCAAGTCAGCTCCACGCGCCGGCAGATCGTCGAAATGGCGCTCGAGCGGCAGAGCACCACCAATGCAGACCACAGTGCCGTGGCCGAGTTTTGGCAGGTTTATGACTATCTGGAATCGATCTACGACGAGCCCCTGGTCAACCACAGCAAGAACCCGGACGTCATCGCCATCAACCTCAACGAGTTTGCCGAGCGAGCTGCAGAGCATCGTCAGAAGCTCGCCGACGTCACCACGCTGAAAGACCTGCTCAAAGAATCCCGTAGCCACAAGTATCTCGACTACAAGGCCGTAGACAGCGCCGTGCGCTCTGCACAAGCGCTCAAGAACCCCATGGTCACCCGCTGCCCCACCGTCAAATGCTGGATTTTCAAGGCCTGACCAGGAGGCAGATCGATGCACATCCAAGTGATTGTTGAGCAGGAACCTGACAACGCGGCCCATGAAATCAGTCGCCTCAATGGCGTGATGATTCAACTGGGTTATGAAGGCCGTACAGTTTTCGCCGAAGCCTATGGCACCGAAGGGCTGGTGCAGATCCTTGAAGTTCGAGCCAGCACTGGCCAAGGCGAAATCCTCGTCATGGGCTGTTCACGCGAACAGATCCAGGCAGTTCTGGAGTGGCAGTCCTGCCACGACGAAGGGGAATTTGAAGACTTGGTAATTCACCTGGTGCGAAAGGCCTGAGCCAATCCATCAGTCTCTGAAGCCGGCAAAGCCGGTAAATGAACGGTGCCGAGGAGTTGCAGCTCCCCGACACCAACCACCACTGGGGGCAAAACCATGCAAGCACAGCACCAAAGCAGCAGCGACCCGAAGGCTACCACATCGCCGCCTGAGGTTACGCAGGCGGCACGACACCTTATGGCCGTCCGAATCGTTGGCACAGCGCTCTTCGACTACCAAGTGCAGAAAACGGCCGATGCTCGGATCCGGCTCGAGTCTGTCACCAACATGGCTCGACTGCTGGGGGATCTCGCTCCGCACGAAGCGGCGGTGGTATCAGAACTCTTGGCCAAGCCAATCACTACCGGAACATCCCTATGAGCAGCTATACCCGAACTCGGCCGGCGATGGCCAGTAAACGCCTCGACCTGCCAAGCGTTTGCGATATCTGTGGCGTTGCTCGTTCAACCCGCCGGCATCAGACCTGCAGCAAGCTACGTCAGCAAAGGAAATCAGAGGAATGGGCAGCCTTGATGGCGGAAAAACTTGCAGCTCGAGCAGCTCGGGCAAAACGCTACGCACGCTAAGTTTGGTCAATAGATCTCAGCAGTTTGCATCGCATTTTCTAATAACCATGCCCCGGCCGCAGGGCTAGACTGCCCGGGGTGCTTCAGTTTACAGAGGGCTAGCAATGAACTCTCGATCGGACAACGTCCTGGTATTCACCGACCTGCAGCGTATTACCGGCTATCAACGCCGGTCTGATGTTGAACGGTCGTTGATCAACCAAGGCGTTCGCCTGTTCCGTGGCCGGACCGGGCCATGGACCACGCTGGATCTCATAAACCAGGCCGCCGGTATGAAGCCAGCCACAGCAGACAGATACGACGCCGACATCCTATGAGGAAAGCACGGAAGCGGAAGCACAATCCGCACATACCCGACCACATCGACCAGGCCGCTCTGCCAGCAGCCGTTTACTTTGACCATCGAAAAGGTCGGGTCTGGTACACGCTGCACTATGACGAAACGGGAAAACAGCGGCGGCGCAACATTGCGCCAGCGGACGTTTCTCTGGCTGAGCTGCACCAGATCATGGACGAAGCCTCCAACGTCGACCGTGGGACACTCCGCTACGTTTGCAGCCAGTTTCATGAGAGCGACCGTTTTAAGAAGCTCAGTCCCAAAACCCATGACGACTACAGCTATTCACGGGACGTCTTGCTGAACTTGCCCACAAAGCTGGAAAAGCCCCTTGGCGACTTAGCGGTGCGCAAGTTCACTTCCGCTCTGGTACAACGGATTGTCGACCGGCTAGCAGACGAAGGTACTCCGTCCAAAGCTGCGCATGTTCTTCGGTATCTACGGCGCGTTCTGCAGTGGGGCCGCAATCGCGGTTATCTGGACGTCAACCCCGCCCTGGGCATTGAGGCACCCGTCGAACGCAAACAACGCCGCCTGCCGGACCATCAAGTCATGGATGTCCTCATCGATCGAGCAATTGCCCGAGGCCTTCTGATACGAGGCGAAAAAGGCGGCTGTCCGGAATACCTCGGCTATGTGATGGAACTGGCGTATCTCTGCAGGCTGCGCGGAATCGAGGTCGTAACGTTAACCGACGCGAACGAGCTAGAGACCGGGATTCTGACCAACCGGAGGAAGGGGAGCCGGGACAACATTGTTCGCTGGACACCCCGGCTCCGAAAGGCTTGGGACCACGCAAAGGCCTATCGAGCCAAAGTTTGGGCAAAACGCAAAACAGCGATACCTATCGCACCGTCACGACGGAATATTATCGTGGCCAGCCACGGCGGCCCGCTTCGCAAGTCCAGCCTGGACACCGCCTGGCAACGCTTCATTACCCTGGCCATCGCCGACGAAATCATCACACCGGAACAACGGTTCGGCCTCCATGACCTGAAACGGCGAGGCATCACCGACACGGTAGGCAACCGGGCGGACAAACAAGAAGCAAGTGGCCACCGCGACCCCAAGATGATGGACGTCTACGACCACAGCGTACCTACTGTTTCCCCTTCTGCAGACTGA